AACAGCCATATTGAGTCCTTTCAGGGCGGTTTGTACTTCCTTACCGACCGTCTGTCAAGCGATTAACGGCGTGATGGCCGTGCGTAACGTAGCATTTTGCGTTGCATCATGAGAAACGACCTCCTGCGCGTTGATAACCCGTGCGATTCATCGTCGCACGACCATAATTGAGTTGCGGGGTGCGATAAATCTGTTTTAGCTCCGATTTACCTGTTCTCGGCTGGTCATTTTGGAAGGAATAGCGGTCAGTGCCACCACTTGAGCCTCCAGAACCGCCATTCATGTTGGAATTACCGTTTGTCAGCATAAAAACCTTTACATAGCGGGGGGTGCAGCGCCTTCAGGCGTTGGTTGCTGCTGTTTTTGCATTTCTTGCGCTGCTTGCTGGGCTTGTTCCATCTTTCGGAGGTCTTCTTTGAGCAATTGCTTCATTGGAGGCTCCAAAATGTCAATCAAACGCTCTTTGGTGATCGCACCACGGTCTGCAAGCGCAAATGCAAGGCTTCTTAAGTCTTCCGTAAAGATCGGTGAGTTGGAATGAGCATCCACTTTCACTACAAAGTCCTTCGTGAACTGGTTTGCAATGAACTTATCACCCTGGTCATCGGTGTAAATGCGGTCAGAATAGGTTTGCATGGCCTTTAAGTACAGCGTTGCCATCTTTTCTAAAGCATCTTCAATAATCAATGCACGTTTTTTAGCCCTCGAAGACCCCAAACGCGCTAATTGCGAAGCGTGACCGGCACTTCGAACGCCTGATTCGCCCCTGCCCTGCAACACATTGACAATGCCAGAGGCTTCTTCAAACATTTGATCAATTTCTGCAATCTCTCTAAAGAGATCATTCGGGATTGATGGCGCCATTTGCTCGACTTTGGCATTAGGCATGTCGGTAGAAAGCAGGCCACCAACACGGTTAAGCGCAAAGTTCTTCTCATCGAGCAAGCCTGTAAAGCCAATAAGCGCCGTAGGCGGTGAGACTTGCTTGGATAAGAGGTCAAGAATCTCTTGCATCCGCTTATTGCGCATGTCTTGCAAGAAAACTAGCCTTGCAACTTCAGAGATTCCCCAGTAGTAATCGTACTGTGGGGTTGGGCAAAGTTGAATAAAGGGTAATTCACCCTTCAAAAACATACTTTCACCAGCTCGGTCATAGATGATGACGTTAGGGTCAGCAATGGTGACGCACTGATAGTCCTCAGTCATGTCATTCCAGACCCATAACTCAGTCATCTTGATCGTGTCTTCAGCAACGCGAGCCTTGTATTGCTGCATACCAGCAATATTGAGATTCACATTACCGTACATCGTTGGGTCAGTGGCCGACAGAATCAAACGCTGAATACCATCAGGCACTTGGTTCTCTTGGCTTTGCCCCATTTGCAAGCGAGCAAGCAGTGCCTCACGTTGCGGATGCGAGTAAAGCCTGGCGTATAACTCAGAGCGTGTGATGTAGTAAATCTGAATCAACGCTTCTTGGCGATCCGTGTGCGGTGTATCTTCTCGATACACGCCAATGCACCGTGGATCAACCATGTAGGGGTGCAAGCCATTCTTTTGAATGAGCTTAATGAAGGTGGAGTTGTAGCAAAGCGCCCAGTTCAGCGCTTGAGCAAAGACCTGATCAGCGTTGCTATTGAGCCAATCGTCATTCAAAGCGCCTGTCAGCGAAGGAATCTTGGTTTGTTCGTGCTTATTGACCGAGGCGCCGAGCGAAATCGTAAAGCGTGTGGTTTCTGCTGAGTAGAGGAAGGAGGAGAGTTGGTCAATGTGCGGGTAAATCTTGTTGTAGTACGCAGGAGGTGCATCCAATCCCGCACCAAAGAGATAGTAAGAGCGCAGCGAGTCATAAGTACCCGTGCGCTCCTGAATGCTGACGGAGCACTTATCTACCAAGTCATTGTAGAAATAATCTCTCTGGATGGGATCGTCAGGAATTCTCATGTAGGCAACTTTAAGTTCTCATGATCACGAATGACCACTGAAGGCGTTGGTTTGCGCAATGCTATACCACTTTCTTTGACAGCAGACAAGCCCCCAACGGTTTCTCCGCGTATCGAATTCAGATTGTAGTTGCCTAATTGTTTGGGGTTACCCCACTGCACGGCAAAGGGATTTTGCGGTTGTGCGGCCTGTTTATTGCCAAGCAGGGCATGTTGCTGGTGATCACCCTCACGCGAGGACTTAATGTCACTCATGCCGTAATCTTTGGCTAATTCTCTGAGCGTGGTGTCAGCATGTTTGGTGGAGTCTGACTTCATACCTACAGCTTGCAAGAACACCATTTGCACATCGGATGTACATCCATGCGGGCATACAGGCTCTCTGCTTTCAAAAAAGCCATGTGCTGGGCATTTGTAATCATGAACGACTGCCATAGTTTCTCCTTAGTTGCTGGTCAAGATCAGGACGTTGATAGTCTTGGGATTTAGGCCGAATACCAAGATCAAGTTTGAATCCGCTGCCATCAAAGGTAACGAGCCTGCGTCTTACCATTTGCGGTTTGGGTTGTTTGCGAAACTCCACATACTTTTTGCCAGCTTTGATCATGACCGCAACATCGCCATTAATCCAATGCTCATAAGCACGGTTCACACGGGTCTGTACAAGTTCGGTTAGTGGGTATTTGCCATTAAGAAACACATCTCTGAGATGCAAAGGATCAAGACCGCATAGCTCGGCAAAAAGGGCAATGGAAATACCGCGTTTCTTATCACGCATAAACGCCGGAATCACTTCCATCATTTGACGCTTACTGAGGCCCAACGCCAATAGCCTTTAAGTAATTGTTGATCTGCTTATCTACCACCGGCACTTGCACGGGTGTTATAGCCTCTTCTTTGCGATCACGCGTCATACGCATTTGCAGCAACCTTGGCATGAGCTGCTCGGCAAAGGCCACGCATCCAAGGGCAGTTGCAATCACACGATCATCCTTATTGCGCCCATAAGCAGCAATAGAGCCTTGGTCGCGCACGACGGACTTCATCTCTTCAAGTAAATCCATTGAGTAGACATTCATCATCCCGCGCTCAAAATAGTCCTTGAAGTAATTCAACATCCGTTCTTTTGATGAATGCGTGGTGAGATAGCCAAGCGAGTTTGAGACACCACCCAGTGAGTCATTACGCCGCCACAGGTAATGCTGCATGTGCGATAGGACATCCATTAAGCCTCTAGCCTTGCGCGGCTCCATCGTTTGCGCCTGGCGTTTAAGGTTGCGCATCTCATTGATTACAGCTTGACCCGGGCCATTGACTTCTAAGTTAAGGGTGGAGTTCTTATAAGCCCCTGCCAGGTAGCAGACAACCCAAGCGAACTGGTAGGTGTTGAGTTCAGAGGTAGCGAATTCCGCAACTTGATCAAGCCCATCTGCATAGCAGCGGTAGATTTGGATACAGAAACGATCAGCCCAGTCGCTGCTTCCATATGCTGGATCAGCACCGATGACGTAATAGGCGTTTTCAATCGGCTCCTCCCATACTTTAAGCGTTGCCATGCGCTCTGTTGAGTTAATTAACTCAGTGTCTTCAAAGTATTGTCCCATTGAGAAGCGGTAGAACCGAGGTAACAACTGCTTGGCAACCTTGGCTTGATCAGTACAACGGGCGTGTGAGAAGAAACTCGAGCCCGTCATGATGAAGGCATAGTCTTCCGTGGGAGGAAACTCCTGATACATGAGGGCTTCATCCTTAATTCCCTCATTCATCTTCCATCGCCACCAGGCAATCTGCCTTGAATTGATTTCTACCTGGTAGAGCTTCTTAATCTCTCTTGTCCATTCCTTTTCTTCAGGACTTAGCTTGCCATCCCAGTACACCTTATAAACATCTGACTTGGCATCAGCACTGTAGAGTTCATTGCGCCACCAACCACAGAAAATAGCTTTCTGCGTTCTTGCACGTTTGGCTACCGCCCACATGTCATGCCACATGTTGAAGCCACGCGCTGTGCTTTCAAAAAGGTAGAGCCTATTGGGATTCTTTTCTGCCAGAGAAGCCAGCAAGGAAGCCAATCCCTCTTCATCACCCCAAGACGATGTTTCTGTGCCATGCAGGTATGTAATGCCTTTACCACGCCCTAGTGAACCCTTGGCTCGCAAGCCAGCTACCTGGTAGAAGAGCCTTGAGCGGTTCTTTAAGACCATTTGATTCCTGTTATGCGTCATCAATGGAATCTTGTACTCCGGTGGCAAACCATCCATGTACATGGCAAGTGTGGTTCTAAACTGGTCTCGGTTCTCTTCGGTATCGGTCGTGAGCGTTCCCTGGAACCCAGGGTTCTTAAAATGCCAGTAAAGGTCTAAGGCAAGCGATATGGTTGTAATCCCAAGCTGTCTTCCCTTGAGAATCACAAAGAAATGAATGTCATTGTTCAGACCCTTAGCAATCTCTTCCATCACATAGGTCTGGCTTCCAAGCAAACGATTACCTAAGCGTTGAATGCCTAGCTCTTTGGTTTCTACCTTCAGTTCCTTGCAGAACTTGTAGAAGTGATTAAGGTCAAACTTCATTCAATGCCTGGTTCATATTCGTAATAAGTGCAAACCTTCTCTGCCAGCAAGCCATCTCGGATGCAGATCAAGACCACTTCCTTACCGTCATGGCTTTCCTTTAGTCCAATTTCTTGGCTGTAATGGCAGTTTCTGCAATCGGGCTTCAATTCCATAGTTTTCCTTTAACCACAACACCGTCTTTTGTTCATCAGCACTCAAAGGACGTTTCTTTCTCTCTTCCTCATACCACTTCATCGCCAGATACGGATAGCTTGGATCACCTTCTGCATATTTCGTAATCCATCTCACCGCATCATCATGTTTCACTCAATCCTCCACACCCTTACACCATTCTCCACCTTCCTTGCTGTAAACTTCTTTCCCGTTCTTCTCCACTCTCTATAGTTAGCATTACATAGCTTAGATAGATCACCACCTTCAAGGTAGAAACTATCTCCTAGTTCTAACTGGTCGTAAGGATATTTAGGCCCTGTCTTCCTCTCCGGTATATCTAAACCTCTCTCTAACGTAAACATCTCGTACATCTCCATGTTGTCGATGTACTCATCATACACAAATAGATATTTAAGGTAGGCAGGAAAACAGAAAATTCCTTGGGGCGGGGATGGTAGTGGTGCACCCAAATCCCGACCCCCCGTCCCATTCGCATTGCCAGACAACGATCGATCTGCGTGACTGGTTGCGGCCAAGTCATGACCATGTAGCTTTGAGCACGTGCCTACTCATGCGCTACGCAGGTGGAAAGGTGGACGGTCTAACCCCTTGTACCCTTATCGAATAAATCTATTACGCGCGTGGATATAAGAGATTATCTCCATGTACCCCTAGAGCATGAGTCTTAGGACTAACCACATATATATCTATATATGTACACCTAGATACCTTTATATTGTTTATTAGATTTTAAGAGTACTTCCCTAGCCTATCTTATGTATCGGTGTGTATTTGTGTGAATCTAATACTTAAGTCTATAGATAATATATATGATGTGTGCCACTATCTTTTTCAGCAGCACACAACAAACACCACAGTTCTATTAATTACATCAAAGGGGTAACAAACATGGAATCAATCGTATTCAAAGCCGACAAGTTCACCGTTAGAGTCGTTTCACACGGCGATAAGTACGGGCTTAACTTCGCACTCACACACAAGGGAATCATGCCTCTTGTCGAGTTCTACGACACCCGCTATCCACATACAGAGTTCGGCCAATTCGTTAGCCGCTACTACCTCGACACAATCCTTAATCATGACCCTAGCTTTGGCCTTAATCTCGACGCAGGGGTTACAGCTTGGACAGTGCCAGCAGAAGCAATGGCAGAAGTAATCCGTACGCTTGAAAAACTTGTCTTTGTATCTGCCTAACTAAACACAAAGGGGCTGATCGCCCCTCTTAACCTTTGGGGATAAACATCATGGATATTGCACAGATCATTACTGACCGCATCATTGCAGAACTAGAGCAAGGGACTGCGCCCTGGGTTAAACCGTGGAGCGAGGATTGTGAATCCTACAATCCTATTTCAGGCACTGTATATCGTGGCATGAATCAGCTTTGGCTCGGCATGATGGGCATGGGCCGCTCTAATGCTTGGCTCACATTCAAACAAGCTAGTGATGCAGGCTTGAGCGTTAAAAAAGGTTCAAAGGGTGTACCTATCATCTTTTGGAAACAATTGTCTATCAGCAAGAAAGATGATCTAGGCAATGATGTCAATGCCACTATTCCAATGCTCAAGCATTACTTCGTTTTCAATGCTGACGATATCGAAGGCGCAACATTCAGCAAGCAAGGCGGTACGCTTGAGGGTTCAATCGATAGCAGGGTGCAGGCAGTAGTCGATAGGCTCACTTTAGATGGTGGCGTTCAAAAGGCTAGCAGTGCGTTCTACCAAGCAAGCAAGGATTGTATTGGTATGCCTGAACTAAGCAGCTTTCGATCACTTGCTGACTATCACGCCACTTTATTGCATGAGTGCGTTCATGCCACTGGCGCTAAATCTAGGCTCGATAGGCAATTGATGAATCGTTTCGGTAGCGAAGCCTACGCATTCGAGGAACTAATCGCGGAGCTAGGTGCTGCCATGCTTTGCATGAAGACTGGCGTCGATGGTCAGCTACAACATGCAAGCTACATCGAGTCATGGCTCAAAGTCTTGAAGCAAGACAAAAACGCCATCATTAAGGCTGCAAGTAAGGCTCAGGCTGCAATGGATTACTTAGTAGCAGAGCAAGCTGAGGAAATGCCACTAGCCGCATGATTTCAGCTTATAGCCGATTAGCAATAGTCGGCTATGGGATGCGATCAGCATCACTTAACCAATGGAGTCCACATCATGGAATTAGTAACCGATAGCCAATTGCTAGCAATAGCCCCCGATGGCTCGCCTTTACGCTCATGGACTGAAGGCGATAAAGCCTTCCGGGAGATATACACCTACATCAAGACACAGTCAGGCATAGCCTATGGTGTCATTAACGTGATTGAGATAACACCATGCAAAGCCTAATCGACTGGTTCATCGCCGTGCTATTCGGCATTGCTCTTGCCTGCGCAATCTTCTTTAACCTCTAACAATGCCCATAGAAGCCCTTAAACGTGCTTTTACGGGCTTTTCTCTACCTAACTGGAGTCAACCTACATGGAAGAACGTCAAATGCCTTCATGGATCGATTTAATCGACCATCAAATACAGCCCGATAAATGGTTTCGTCCCGTCGATCAGGTCTGGAGAGAACATGGTTGGAAGCCGCCATCGACCGAGTGCCTGGAGACTATGCGGAAACACAAAGCATTTAGGACATGGTCGCATTACACACCCTCGCGGGAGTCCCAATGAAGATCGATCAACAAGACCCAGAGAACTTGCAGAGCGGCTTGTTAGTTGCAGCGCACATGATCAGAAGTGCAGCGGGATTGATTAAAGAACAACAAGCATTGATTGATGAACTGGTTGAGGCTTTATGGGGCATGGTTACCAGTTATCACGCAGTCGAATACATGGAAGACCATATGAAACAGTCATCAGCAAAGGCAAGAGCTGCTATTGAGAAAGCAAAGGGTAAACCATGACTAAAAAGCGATTAAAAGACATTGAGACCCAAGCCATGATTGATAAGTGGCAGGAAGAACTAGCAAGACATGTTGCTTACCTTCCCATCCTATGCGAGCAGGCAGGGGTTGATGAGCATGAACTGCATCGTGCTATTGAGATTCACTTCTACGTTAGATCAATGAGCAGAGGAGCAATGCAATGAGCAGAGAAGCTATGCAGATGGCGCTTGAGGCGCTAGAGAGCGATCCGGTAAGCCATCTGGGTT